AAATTTCTTTGCCATTCGCTATGTCGAGTGGGCGGGGACTCTCTGGACGGTTTCTGACGTCGAAGTACGGAGTCCCCGCCTTCTCCTGACATTGGGGGGTGTCTACAACGGACCGAAGGGTTGAGTTGCAGACACTCCTTGAGGGTGTGCTGGGAAGTACTCATGTATATTTCCAGCCCACCGTCAACGTACAGATGCAGTACCCCTGCATCGTGTACCAGCGAGACAGTGCCCGTACAGAGTACGCAGGCAACAAGCCGTACAACTACACGCAACGCTACCAAGTGACGCTTATTTCCAGAGATCCTGATCATGAGGCTCTGGAAAGGGTTGCGGCTCTGCCTATGTGCGCCTTCAACCGGTTCTTCGTAGCGGACAGTCTCAATCACGACGTCTTCGAGCTCTATTTCTGAGGAGCACCACAACATGACTTCCCTTCAGTGGGACAAGCCCGGAGAGCGCACCTACGAGACCGGTGTGTCCAAGGGTGTCCTCTACCTCCTGAACGACGGTGTCTACGACGAGGGCGTCGCCTGGAACGGTCTGACGACCGTCACCGAGTCGCCGTCGGGTGCCGAGTCCAACAAGCAGTACGCCGACAACATGGTCTACCTGAACCTGCTCTCGGTGGAGCAGTTCGGCGGCACCATCGAGGCCTTCACCTACCCGGACGAGTGGGCCGTGTGCGACGGCTCCGCCGAGCCGACCGCCGGTGTTCTGATCGGCCAGCAGCCGCGCAAGACCTTCGGTCTGTCCTACCAGACCAAGATCGGCAACGACCAGGACCCCGAGGCGGGCTACAAGATCCACCTGGTCTACGGCGCCCTGGCGGCCCCGTCCGAGAAGGCGTATGCCACCGTCAACGACTCGCCCGAAGCGATGGGTCTCAGCTGGGACATCTCCACGACTCCGGTCGAGGTCCCCGGCACGAACCCGGCCACCGGCAAGCCGTTCAAGCCGACCGCGAGCCTGACGATCGACTCCACCAAGGTCGACGCCACGGCACTCGGAACCCTCGCGGACATGCTGTACGGCACCTCGGGTACCGACCCGCGTCTGCCGCTGCCCGAGGAGGTCATCGCGGTCTTCTCCGGCACGGTCACGCAGGTCACGCCGGTGGCTCCGACCTACAACTCGTCCACCCACACCATCACCATTCCGACCGTCACCGGGGTCCAGTACTCCGTCAACGGCGAGGTGGTCCTGGCGGGTCCGCTCGTCATCACCACGGACACCATCGTCGAGGCCCGTCCGACCGTGGGACACAAGTTCCCGGCCGTCACGGACGACGACTGGCTGTTCACCTACGCGTAAGCGGCCCCAAGACAGGGAGGAGGCCAGAAAGTGCTCACCATCAAAGTTCCGATAAGCGAATCATACGACGACGAGACGAAGCGATTCGTCACAGAGACGTTCGAGCTGGAGCTCGAGCACTCTCTGGCCTCCCTGTCAAAATGGGAAGCAATCTTCGAAAAGCCTTTCCTGACCCCAGAAGGTAAGGCGGAGAAGACCAACGCAGAAGTCTTCGAGTACATCAAACTGATGACTCTGACTCCGGATGTTCCCCCGGAAGTTTTCGAGAAACTTTCCCAGGAGAACGTCACCGAGATCGACAACTACATACAGGCAAAGATGACCGCTACCTGGTTCAGTGACGGGCCGGACCAGCGGAAGAGTCGTCAGATCATCACTGCCGAACTCATCTACTCCTGGATGATCGACCTCAACATCTGGCTGGAGTGTGAACACTGGCATCTGGGGCGGCTGTTCACGCTTATCCGGGTGTGTTCTCAGAGGAACGCTCCTCAGAAGAAGATGGGTAGGAGCGAGATCCTTCAGAAGCAGCGAGAGCTGAACGCACGACGCAGAGCACAGTACGGAACTTCTGGGTGAGAGGAGGAATCTAGAGATGCCAAAACTCGCCTGGGACGCTCCTGGAACTCGTTATTACGAAGCGGGTGTTGACAGGGGTGTTCTGTTCGTAGAAGGACAGCCGGGCGTGGTGTGGAATGGCTTGACATCTGTCAACGAAAGCCCCACCGGCGGTGACCCGAAGCCGTTTTACATCGACGGCGTCAAGTACTTGAACCGCTCGTCTCGCGAGGAGTTCGAGGCGACCATCACGGCCTTCACATATCCTGTCGAGTTCGAGGTTTGTGATGGCAGTGTGCAGCCCCGACAAGGACTTTTCCTCACTCATCAGAGGAGGCGAAGTTTCGGGTTCTCGTACCGAACCATGATCGGTAACGATCAGTCGGACAACCTCGGGTACAAGCTCCATATCGTCTACAACGCTCTGGCTTCCCCGACGAGTCGCGACCACGGAACTCTCACCGCCCAGAGCGAGCCCAGTGATTTCAGCTGGAAGATCACGACCAAGCCTCCGGCTATGGCGGGGTACCGGCGGACCGCGCATATTGTGTTGGATTCCCGTACCACCGACCCGACAGTTATGTCGGCGGTCGAGGATATTCTCTACGGAACCGACGAGGATTCGGCGAGAATTCCCAGCCTCGAAGACTTGATCACGATCTACGACACCGTATCTACCATGGTCGTCACCGACAACGGCGACGGCACGTTTACGGTCGAGGCTCCTTATGACGTTATTCGGATGCTGGACTCGGAGACCTTCGAGATCACCTCGAACAACGCCGTATTCACCAGCGGCACGACGTACACCCTCTCCTCCGATTAGAAAGGTGGTCCTATGGCTACCGTCACAGGTATGACCGCCGCGGCCATGCTGGCCATTCGGGACGGGACGATCGTCGATGGGCATTTCGACTCGGCGGGTCATCTCATCCTGACCAAGTACGACGGAACTCTGATCGACGGTGGTGCGGTTCTCGCTTCCACCACGGGTCAGTCGGGCATCGTCGAACTCGCCACCAATGCGGAAACGCAGGCGGGCACCGATGCGACCCGAGCGGTGACTCCGGCCGGTCTGGCATCCCTTCCGGGATATCGTGTTCAGATCGTCAGCGGTATCGCCGAGAGCGCGACTCCTGCCGCCTGGCCCTACGCAACTTCGCTCCAGAGCGTGAGCGCAGGTTCCGGGTGGACTCCCAACGCGGGTGCGGGCACCATCGTCACCGAGAGCATCGACTCCACTCGTACTGTCCAGACCTTCTACGAGAACTCTGGCGGTACAGCTTCCACCAAGGCATGGGTTCGTGAGTACAACTCGGCGGTGGGTGGTGGCGGTTGGACTGCGTGGGCTCAGATGATGCTCATGGTCCAGCTCAACCCCGCAAGCTTCACCCAGGCGACAACTCGCGGCAACTACCCGTCGGGTCTGTCTCGGCTGTACTACACCACCGCCACATCGTCCGCGTGGGACTTCGCAGGTCTGGCCGGTGACGTCGAGACCTATATCGAAGGAACCGACTTCGGTAGGCAGACGTTCACTCAGCATGTGGGCGGAAGCAGTACTCCGGTTCGATGGTTCCGAACGGCGACCGCTGCCGGTGGCTGGACCGCCTGGCAGAAGATGCACGTTGAGTTCCCGGCCTCCACGTCGTGGACTCCGACCTGGACGACTTCTTCGGGTCTTCGGACTCCGTCGCTCGGAAACGCCACGGTCGACTGCCGTTATTTCAAGGACGGTCGCAAGGTCGACTGCAAGTTCGAGATCGTGTTCGGTTCGACCACCAACTTCGGAACGAGTCCTCTCACCACCGACAACTGGTTGTTCGGTCTCCCGGTACCCGCCGCCCGAGTCGGCGACTCCATGGGGTTCATCCACATGCAGAACGGCAGCACGGGCACCAGCATGATGATGGCTCGGGCCAAGACCAACAGCACTACCTCGCAGTTCATTCTCAGCATGGCCAGCGGCATGTTCAGCGGTACCCCCGTCAACCAGGGTGACGTCGACTCCATTTCTCCGTGGACGTGGGCTTCCGGCGACTACCTCAGGGGAAACTTCACCTACGAGTCCGCTTCCTAGTAAGGAGACAATATGGCCGTCGACTACGTCGTCAAGGTCCACAACGAGTTCGAACAGCAGGAGTTCGGCCTCACGAGCAGCTCCATCGGATCGTCCAACGTCGTTGCGGAAGCTGACGTAGACGCAGCCGTTGAGGCGTTCGCTTCGGCTCTGGTTTCGGGATCGGAGTCCGCCTACCCGCTCACGCTCGACTTCATCCGCAAGACCACGACCACATCCTCCACCGTCACCCTCTAGGAGGTCGACCCAATGGCTCTCGGCTACAACGTCGACAAGGGCACGCTCGACATGAAGGCCGCTTCGACGGTCCTTCAGCTTCGTCAGGCTTTCGACAACGTCGAGGCCATCGCCGCCTGGCTGGCAAATCACCCGGACGGTGGGTCGAACGACCCGCTTCTCAACGATTTCGGGTACAGCGCCGACGAGGCGTACGTCCTCCGGAACTTCTTCGAGACCATGGAGAACGTCCGAACCGCCAACGCTTCGACGTTCGAAACCGGCCGGAAGATGACCGGACTGGAGTAGCCGAGAGGGGGCCGAATCTTGATCACCATCACAACCACGGGCTCCTTCAAGAGCACGCAGGCATTTCTTGACCACGTACATCGACTCAACATCAACAGCATATTGTCGACGTGTGGTCAGATGGGTGTTTCGGCTCTCGCCTCGGCAACCCCGATAGAAACCGGAAAGGCTCGTAGTTCATGGGATTTTCAGGTTTCTAGCTCCGGGGGACTTCACGAAATCGCCTGGACGAACTCCGACACCGAGAACGGATTTCCTGTCGTCATCATGCTTCAAATGGGGCACGGCACCGGGACCGGTGGATATGTCCAGG